AAAGAAAGTACTCACCTTCCGAAAGAGTAGGGGATGACTCATCTAGCAGGGTATCGCTTGTTTGCTCTTCAACTGCGGCCTGTTCTTCACTCATATTTATCTCCAACGTAAATCAAACACTTGATTGTCCTTTGCAGGAACTTGGTAGTGCAAATTTATATCAACAATATCTTTTTGTCCATTGATATGTGCAATATCATTAACGCTTAGCCAGTCAGCATGGCGTTCCTTTTGGTAACACCTAAACGCTTTTAGCTTATTCACATACTCGAACTTGGTAATCTTGTGCTTCTTGGCTATTTTTTCTAGCCATTCCATGTCAAACCCTAGTGTAACGATCTCATCTTTATGCTCATCAGCAATCATCACTTCTAATTTTGGGGCTGGCACTGGCTTTTTAGCGGGAGCCTTAGCCCGCTTTTTAGGTTTAGTAGTCATACTATCTCCGCTTGTTGGAGTTGATTGATAAGAAACTTAACGACCCCCGCCTCACCATTATGATATGCGGCTTCATAGTCTATATTAGATGATGAAAAAGAAGTGTTGTTATCGTAGATAAAACGCTTAGATAGGTCAGCCAAGACTCGCGTACCATCTTCTGATGTTAAACACCGATGGTACGCTTTAGCCAGTTCTGATATTTGTTGGCGTTTCTTGTTGTTTTGCTTAGTTGCGGCCTCAGGGTCAACTGAAGCCTTATCTATTTCTGTCCAACTCATTGCTGTATGGGCGGTTTAGCCTGTACGTCCATTCCGGCTTGTGCCGCCTCTGCTCCTGCACGAATAATGGTTTCTTTTTCTAGCTGATTACGTACAAGTTCAGCAGGCATACCTGTCTTCTCTGCTGCCCATGTACCAAAATCTTCTAGCTTGAAAGCCATCTTAGCCTGATCTGGCCCTGCTGTCTGCAATACAAACGACACAGCCTGTTGCACATTGAGTATGTCTTCACCATCCTGCGACTTAGCAAGAGGCGAGGTAAACTTAATAGCAACATCACGCCCACCAATCTCAATAGGCTGCAAAAGACCGCGACGAGTCAGGATATAAACAACACGCTTTAGAATTGGTATTAATACTTCAGTCTGCAAACGACCAAATGCAGAACCAATTCGCTTAGCCAGTTCCCGTGACTCGATAGCAACCTCTGTAGCACTACGCACAGCACCATTAGGGTCACGCAAGTCGTTAAACAACGCTTTCTTAATAGACATTTGTAGTTCAGATGCAACAAACTGCGATAATTGCAGACTTGCACCAGTATCTAGTCGCTGTATTGAAGGGTTAGCTGAGTTGTTAGAACCAACTGGAATAACCACGCCTGGGCTTATAGCAATATTGTAGGGGTTAGTTACGCCATCATCAGTTGCAGTGTACATACCAGCCAAATCAATAGCGGCTTTCTGTAGTGAAAACTCTTTAACTTTATTTAGAGAGCGAACATCAGGCAATGCTTGCAATGCAGGGCCACGACCTCGGATTTCGCCAGACACTTTAGAGTACCGACCAGTTACCCAGGGGCTAGATGTGCCATAGTCTTCTGTCCAGCTAATATGGTCTTCACCCTCAACCCACAAGCAGCCATAATAAGACTTAGTTTTTGGGATATATACTACGCCTTCACTAAGAGAAACATCAGCTTCAGGTGAGTTTTCGATCTTGGAGGCAATAGCACTAGATGGCTTGAAGCCTGACCACTTGCGCTTCAGGTCACGCGCTTTTACTTTAAACTTACGCCAGTGAGTTTCGATATTACCTTGCGGCCCTTCCTCAAATGCAATACCTTTTTGCGGAATTGCAGTGAAAATAATAGGCATTTCGTCGTCATCATCTTCGTCGATACGTAACGTGCCTGTACCGATAAGAAGATCAAGGGAATGCTCATAGAACTGAGTAGCAAAGTTCGACCTGTTGATGTAATCGAATACAATCTCAGCCTGTTTCTCCAGGTTATTCCTGATGGCTTCTTCGTCAACATCATAATCACCAGACTCCAGAGCGTCTAATACCCAATTAGAAGGTTGGAATGTAGCCCAGCGTGACCAAATAGGTGCGATATTTTCTTGCAACTTACTTGCGCCTTGCTGAATAGCTTCAAGGGCAGTAGAGTCAAAGATGCGCTCCATCTTCTTTTGGCCTGCTTGGTTGTCGTCAAACAAGTTTCTATTAGGGAGAAAGTATTCGTATGCGTCATCTAGCTGATCATGCCAATGAACTGATCGACTAAACGCATTAGCCTCTCTGCGTTTTAAGTCCTTGAGTGAACCAACCTCTTTAGGAAGCTTCATTATTTCTCCGTTGTGTTTCCAGGTCTAGGTGTATTGACAGCTTGATTACTAATAAGGCTTCTTAGGTTTCCACCTCTGCCACTAGCGCCACCACCGTAAGAGCCTCGCCCACCAACACCAATAACGCCAGAAGCGCCACGACCAAGACGCGACATGCCTTGTGCTGTTCCTCTGGTAGCTCTAGCAACAGGCGAGCCACGCAGTGACTTACTTACACCTTTTGCCCGCGCCATTGCCTTAACTCTGCGCTCATTTTCTTCAATTTCTTCGTCAAGCAGTCTTCGTGTACGAATCTCAGCAGCCATTGCTTCGGCAGTTGGTTTAGGCGCTTTTGGGCTTCTCATTGTTCTTCCTCAAATATTTTAGGAGTTGGTATGGTGTCCAAATAAATGGTTTATTAATACCTAAAACTTGTTTGATATGACCAACGCAAGTATTAAGCATAAACAAAGGTTGAGAACACTCTTTAGGCTCCCAACTAACCATGATGTAGTTATCCTCGATTATACTCTTTTCTTTGTTTACGGTAAATAAAGCAACAGATCTCTGGACTTTTTCAAACTGGATTAAGTTTTCTCCTGATGGAACCAACAGGTAACAATGCCGTATGTCTTTTTTTAGAAACGGACTCCACCAATGCCCAGTGTCAGGCATAAAAACAATGTAAACTTTAGAACACACTAAAGTTGACTTTGGCCGTAACTGGTTTTGTGAAGTTTCCTGTAGCCCTAAGTGCGGATCTACCCTCTCCCTCACCTTGCAAGGCATACTCAAGGGCTTCAACGGGGTGTGAGTATTCGTTCTTATCTGGTTCATCCGTGTACCTTTCGCCTGTGGTCTGTACTCGTCTATAACAAAAGCCACCTTGAAGTCCTTTGCGGATCATTGTAGCTTTAGGTAAGACAGTGAATCGCGGCTTACCATCCATGCACATCTCTTTCATGGGTACTTCTAGGGCGGCTCTACGCTTTAATGGGTCATTAGTAGCTGTTGGTTGGCAGGGTATGCCAGCAGCCCGCATGATCTGGAACGGAGTCTCGGAGTTAGACTGGTTTTTGTTGTTACCTGACGGATCACCCCAGCCCTTAAACTCGTGATTTGGATAGTTCTCTTCGATATACCGCTTCAAGGTTGGAGCAAAGTCCACAGCGCCAGAGTCAGTCAGCACCATCTCGTCAAAACATATCCATCTGCCGATAGCTGTTCTCTGTAAGAACGCGCAAGCAGGGGTTCGCCCAAAGTCAAAGCCGAGAACAATAGGAAAGTCGATAGATGGTTTAAAGTCTAGGTGCTGGCAGTGTACCGAATCAGTATACATTGGGTGGACAGGCTTACCGTTAGACACAAATCCATACTCATTCGCTAGGTTAACCTTAATCCAGTCGTTAGTCTTACCGTTCAAGCCTCGCTTGTAATACTGGTCAGGCAAGTTAACAAGGTTCTCAGCATTATCATTAATCTTCCACTCTTCCCCATCCTTGAATACGCCACCTGGCTGTCTAAAAAATGACCAATCTTCAGGACGTTCTATCTCAGCAAGCTTAAAATACCAGTGGTCTTCATCAGGGGCGTTAGAGTCACCAATCATTCCGTGGTGTGTAGGGCGGCATCCTTCTTTGGGAGAGGGGTAACGGCCATGACGCAGGTCAAGCATGTCCAATACAGCCTTAGAATGCTCTTTAGTCTCGTTTAACCACACCCAAGTAGTCTGTATACCACGCGCTTTCTTAACGTGTTCAGGGCGGTCAAAGGCAATAAACACGACATCACACTCCACTCGTGTGCCATCGTCTAAATTAAACCTTAAAAAATGTGTAGGGGGTTCCTTATTGCCTTGCTTGAAGTCACCTAAGTCCCCATGTATCTCCAGCCAGTCCTTAATTGTGGTAGAGAACAGTTCGGAATAGGTATTACGAGCAGCAATCACACGAGATAGTCGGACACCATAGTTCTTATGCTCAGGGTCAGACACAGGCTCCTGCTCACACATTAGGTCAAACAGTTTAAGGATACATTGAACTGTCTTACCTGAACCTAGTGGCCCCATGATGAAGGAGTTTCTAGCCCTACAGTCTGCAAAATCCTGTAGAACTTGCCCTTGTGGACAGAGGTTGTATTCGATTTTGCTCATTTCTTAGACCAGTCTATAGCGTCATAGCCCTTCTTAAAGGCTTCTCTAGTCTCGCCTGTACTCTTTCTAGGGTGACTACCTTTACCACCACTGAACTCAGGGAAATGCCTATCCCTGGTCTTCTTATCTATCTTATCCATGTGACCCTTAGCCATATAATCTTTCTCTCAATTTTTATACCTATTGCTTAAAGTAATCCATGCTTTTGCAGCAGTCTTAGGTACGACAGCATTGCCTAAAAGTCTAATTCTGTCCACCCTGTTGGCACACCCATCAACCACTCGACCCACTCTGGGTTCAGGTGGCCAGTGCATACCGATCTGCCACCCGCCTTGTTCACTATCACAGTTGTCAGTGATTCCTGCGTTCCCTTCTTGGTTGGGTCGCTCCGATCCTGATATCCCAGTCTCGCTTCGTGAGCAGATGGTGTTGGCCAGGTTGGCCATGATGTAGACTCTTTTTCTCTGGTGTGGTGCGCCAACTTCACGCGCTGAGAATATTCCCCACGTTGTTCTGTAACCATCTTCTTCCAAGTCGCTGATGACTGTGGACAGTCCAAGCGATATGTGTCC